GCGGTGGTCGGAGAAGGACATGACGGGCAACTTGATCCGTCAAATGACTAAAGACCCTTTTGCGGATCAGTGGGAGGTAGTTGAGTTACCGGCTATATTTGAGTCTGGTGAGCCTTGTTGGCCTGAGTTTTGGAAGAAGGAGGAGTTGGAGTCGGTCAAGGCATCTATTCCTGCTTATCAGTGGAACGCGCAGTATCAGCAGAACCCCACGTCTGAGACGTTGGCTATTTTGAAGCGTGAGTGGTGGAACGTGTGGGAGAAGGATCATATCCCTAATTTGCAGTATGTGATCCAGAGTTATGACACGGCGTTTAGTAAGAAGGAGACGGCGGACTATAGTGCTATTACTACTTGGGGTGTATTTTATCCGGAGGAGATAGGTGGTGCGGCGCATTTAATATTGTTGGATGCNAAGAAGGGNCGGTGGGATTTNCCTGAGTTAAAAGAAATTGCGATGGAGCAGTACAAGTANTGGGAGCCTGAGACGGTTATTGTTGANGCGAAGGCATCAGGGACCCCTTTGACGCAGGAATTGCGACAAGTTGGCATTCCTGTGGTAAATTTCACGCCAAGTCGTGGAAACGACAAGCTTTCTAGGGTCCACAGTATTTCACCTTTATTTGAAGCTGGTATGATATGGGCACCGGACGAATCGTGGGCGCATGAAGTTATCGAAGAATGCGCAGCTTTTCCTAACGGGACCCACGATGATTTGGTTGATAGTACTACTCAGGCTTTGATGCGCTATCGGCAGGGAAATTTTGTACAGTTGCCGTCTGATGATTTTGAAGAAGGCGACGATCATGTAAGTATTGCGTCTGGAGCGTATTATGGCTGAAAGAACTGACTACGAGTACGGACCTATTACACCGGTTCCGGAAGATCAGCAGGAATATTTTTTTGATCCGGAGCTACGTGGTCAGTTAGAACGTGGGGAAGCTTTCCAAGGCGTACCCTTATCTGTATCGCAAGATCGTCGCATGGCGGAAAACCCTATTGGCACGATAGCCACGGGCATCGGATCGTTATTAGACAGGGATCGCCGTGAAGTTTTTATGCCGGCCTCCCAAGAATTTGGGCCGACACGCCAAGAATTTAACCCTGCCAGCAATCAATTTGAAAACAGAACCACTGAAATCATACGTCCGGGCGTTTACGGGACTCCGGAAACGATGCCGGGGCTGTCTGGTACGCCTATTTATCAAGGCTTGGACGCAGCTAGTTCGCTAATCAGTGACACTGCTGCGCGTAGGCGTGGTTTAGAAGATTCTGCGCAGGCTCGTTCGCAGGCGGCGGAGATCATTCCACAGATACCTCAGATGCTGGTAGATCAGGCGGACGTTTCGATGGAGGCGGGCTTACGTGGTGAGCGCGTGGTAAACGAGCAGAACATGTCGGGCACACCTTTTGACGTATTTGCTGCGCCTGTCGGTGCGCTAGGCGCGGGCCGCGTTGCTATGGACATCCCCGAAGGACGTTCCTTTGGCATTTTTGGTAGTGGCAAGGGCGCATCCGGGCAACAAGCAGAAGATACGGTTTCTATGCTAGAAGAATCGGGCCTTGATCCGGCGGAAGGTTGGGAAAGGCAGTCTGGCGCTAATACTTACAAAGCGTACCGCTCTAGCTTAGATAATAAGGTTCGGTACGAAATACCTACGGCAAACGTATCGTTTAAACAAGCTTTTAGAGAGACGGAAGACCCTGACGTTGAATTGGGTAAAGTACTAGATCCCGAAACTAGAAACGAACAACGTCTCTTAAGTATGCAAGGTTTGCGCATTAGAAAAATCAATGATAAAGATTATCTAACCGTTCCCGGTTTTTTTCAGCTAGACGATAAAGTATTAAACAAATACGGTTTTACAACCAGTGACTACAAAGTACGTGAAAAAGGCTTACTAAAGTTTCCGTCCCCCGTTCTGGAACAAATTGTTGATTTTCCAGAACTTTTTAAAGAATACCCGCAGCTACGTTCTATACAAATAAAACCGACTCCGCCTTTGGCGTTATTCGTTCAAGGTGCTTATAACCCTGATGAAAAAACAATCATGTTAGCGCCGCAGCAAAACACGGTTAAAGGCCGCAAGGAAATGATGAGTACGTTACTGCACGAAGTTCAACATGCTGTGCAAGATATTGAAGGTTTATATGGTGGGGCCAACACCAAGATGTTTGAACCCGTTGGTTTTGGGGAAAAGCAAACTAACAACAGAAAAGCTTTAGAAAAATTACAGAAAAACATAGAAGACGATTTAGATAGCTTGGTTGTTACCGTTGATGACCCTGCTTTAGAAAAACCAAAAACAGGTATTTTTACTAAAATGTTTGGTTTGTCCGACCAAAACTTTAGCTCAAAAACGCAAACTGCGTTTGAAGGTGCGGCTGAAACAGAAATTAAGTCGCTTAAACGCGCAACGCAGTCGTATTTAAAAACACGTGCGGAAGAAGAAGAGCAACTGTCGCTGGGGGAGTTGACCAAAGCAGAGCAAGCACGCCGTGACCTTGATGATGCGATAGCGCAACAACAAGCACAGATGCGGAAAATAAATCAACAATATGCGGAGATGGACGCACCTTCGCGTTATTCAAATGAGGAAATTGATGCGATAGATGCGGAGTATCGTGGGCAAGCTTTTAGATATAGTGGCTCTGACCGAGAAATGATTTATTTGAATGATAAGCTACAAAAAGCCGGTGTCAAAAACCCGGCGAAAGTTGCTGAAAAAATTGAAAGTGCTTTTGATGATCAGATAAAAAAGCTTAGGCCAATTCTTAAAGAAAAAAATGATATTAAAGAAATCCAAACCCGCATGTTTGACATGTATTCCGGTAATCCGGGAGAGGTTGAGGCTAGGAATGTACAACGGCGTTTTGAAGGTATTGAAGAAGGCGAATATGTACGCGCCCCGTCCGGGGAAAGACAACCCTTTCCCGAAACTCTGACTTCAGAAGAGCTACAACGCACTTTTCCCGAAGATACACAGCAAATGGTCTTGCCCGAAGGCGGTCTTGTGTACTCACTATCCGAAGGCCGCAAAAATCAACCGTCTCTGTCTATAGACAATTCGGGTATAAACAACGATTTGGACAAAAAAAGAGCAAAACTTCAACAGCAACAAAGTATTTATGCCAATAGAAACGGTCAGTTACTGGGAGATGGTAGTCCTTCTAAGCCTTTGACCGCTACCACTCGAAAAAAATTACAAGAAGAAAGACGTGTGGCGGGCCGAAAAGCTGTGGAGTTATCACACGAAATTGACATTGAAGAAGCTGAACCTAATTTACCGAACAACATTATTACAAGAGATTCTTCTGGATCGATTTTACCGTCTACAGACTTCTACCAAGCAAACGAGTTAGCTTTTCATGGCACGCGGGGCGCGGATAGTCGGATTATCGAAGAGGGCGGCGTTCATATGAAAACAGATGAACCTGCTTTTTTCATGGTGGATTCGCCTGCTGCTTCCATGACTTATGGAGCAGGCGGTCTAGGAGATCTGGGAACGGTAGTGCCTATGCGGATCGATACCCGCGGTTTTGCTGAGATTGATTACAGGGGCCGTAGTTATGGCGAACTGGACGAAGGAGGCACTGTTGGTGTGGAGTTTCCTCAAGAAACAACTTTTTTGGGCCAAAAAGGCACGGCATTTGAGGTCGAGATTGATTTTGATGACGTTGTCACCGTTAGGGTAGACGGGTCTGCGGCTAAAACAGTGCCTGTTGATTTAATTGAGCAATACCACCCAGAAGGTCGAGGGATAGTAAATGAAGAAACTTTTTTAAATGCGGTCAAAGATGCTGGTGCGCCCGGAGCGCGGTTGAGTGAGATAAATGATTTAAACCCTACGGGGGCTATGATGCTTCGTGGCACTACTAAGTTAAAGTTGCCCGCCACACAAGACATCTTAACGGTATTTGATAAATCTCGGCAACGGCTTGCTAAAGGCAACCCTGCTTCTCCTGACGATGATTTAATGACAGGAATTGTAAGAAACCCTCTTAGCGGCTTCGGTCAAGGCGGTCCGGTACAAAACTTCAATCAAGGTGGTATGGTGTCCCCTATGAACAAACCTAGAATTACGCAGGGTTTAACAAACCTGTT